ATCAGCTGGCCCGCCGTGTCAGCCCAGGCCCATTTCACGCTGTCGGCATAATCGTCCAGCTCTTTTTCGGTCATCTCGCCGGTGTCCTTATCCAGCAGGGCGTTCAGCTTGGTCATGCTGGTCACCGCGTCGTTGATGGCCGAAAATCCGGTCATGCTCACGCTGTCGTAGTTGCCAAACACCCTCTTGCTGTGGATGCTCTCCCCCGCTGTCCACAGCTCGCTTCCGCCGGTGTAGTTGCTCACCATGCTATTGCTGAACTGGTACAAAAAGCTTCCGCCAAGGCTGGCAAGGGTCATATCCCCGTTTTCGTCCTGCAGGTCATCCCACCGGTGCAGAATAAACTTTACCAGTATCCCCAGCCCGGCGATCACCGCCGTCTGCACGATCTGGCTGCTGGCCGCATCCCAGAACCGCTTCAAAGCCTCCGCCCTGTCTGCTTTCGCTTTTTCCGCAGCGGCCTTGCACTCCGCCAGCCGGGGCGTGTCGTTTTCTGCCTTTGCTTTCTCCAAT